TGCTCCTGTAGTGTTTGCTGATAAAGCAGCATAACCAAGTCCTGTGTTGTTATCCGCAGTAGTGTTAGCATCCAATGCCAGAGTACCAACTGCTACGTTGTTATCGCCTGTGGTATTTACTCCTAAAGCACCATAACCCAAACCAGTATTACTAGCACCTGTGGTGTTAGCATCCAGAGCCGTAGAACCAACTGCTACATTAGCATCTCCTGTGGTGTTTTTATATAATGCGTTTCCACCAACTGCTGTGTTGTTACTTGCAGTTGTGTTTTTTTCTAAAGTTTGATGACCTAAAGCAGTATTACTTGCACCTGTAGTATTAACACCTAAAGTTCCATAACCAACTGCTACGTTATCATTAGCAGTTGTATTCGCGTCTAAAGAGTTCATACCAACAGCTACGTTGTTAGCACCTGTGGTGTTTGCCAATAAAGCACTCTTACCCACTGCTGTATTGTTTGCTCCAGTTGTGTTTGCTTCTAAGGCTGATTTTCCTACTGCCGTATTGTAAGAAGCAGTAGTGTTTGCCGATAATGCTTCATGTCCTAATGCAGTATTATTTGTTCCCGTTGTATTAGCATCTAAAGATAATGCACCTACAGCAACATGATTCACACCTGTGGTGTTTGCTACTAAAGCACTTTTACCAACTGCTGTGTTGTTATCGGCTGTAGTATTAGCATATAAAGCACTCTCGCCCACGGCTGTGTTGTTACTTCCAGTAGTGTTTAGCCCTAGAGCATCCTGACCAAGGGCGGCATTTAATGTTCCTGTGGTGTTTGTAGTTAAAGCAGTCTTACCGACTGCAGCATTACCTGCTCCTGTCGTGTTTGCTGTTAGAGCAGACATACCAACTGCCGTATTGTTATCTGCTGTTGTGTTTGCTGTTAAAGCACTTTTTCCTACAGCAACATTATTATCACCCGTTGTGTTCCCATCCATAGATGCGTAACCTACAGAAGTATTATCAACTCCTGTAGTTGTAGTATCTAAAGCATATCCCCCTACAGCAGTATTTCTTGTTCCTGTGGTGTTTGCTGTTAGAGCCTGATAACCAACAGCAGTGTTGTTTGAAGCTGTGGTATTTACTTCTAAAGCCTCATATCCAACGGCTACATTAGATGTGCCTGTTGTGTTTATTAGCATAGTACGCGCACCCACTGCCACGTTCTTATCTGCTGTGGTGTTTGCTGATAAAGCACCGTCTCCTAGTGCTGTGTTCTCGTCTCCTGTTGTATTTGCATCAAGAGAATTAACACCCACCGCCACATTATTTCCTCCTGTGGTATTTGCTCCCATAGCACTTGTACCTACAGCAACATTTGTTGCACCTGTAGTGTTTGCATCTCCTGCTAGTCCACCGATAAAAGTATTGCTAACACCTGTAGTTAATAGCTTACCTGCGGCATAGCCAACTGCTACGTTATACATATCAACATTAGAAGCTGGGTCTTGAGTGAATAATGCTTCATAGCCGATAGCTACAGAGTTATCTCCGTCTACATTACTATATAAAGCCTGTGTTCCGAGAGCCGTATTCCTTGTTCCTGTTGTATTCAAGCCCATAGCTTCATAGCCAATAGCTGTGTTGTAGTCAGATGTTGTAGATGCTCCTAGAGCTGTCTGACCTATAGCAATATTTCTGATGCCTGTTGTGTTAGCGTCTAGTGCTTGATAACCAACTGCTATGTTAGACGAACCTGTAGTGTTTGCTGCTAAAGCTTCAGAACCCACTGCTGTGTTTGTAGCACCTGTGGTATTTAATTTTAAAGATTCATTACCGAGTGCTGTGTTATTAGACCCCTCTGTATTTGTTGTTCCTGCTGTATGACCAATAGCAGTATTTCCTGCACCACTTGTGTTGGCTCCTAATGTTCCAGAACCAACGCCAACATTACCACCTGCGGTAGTTTGCGCATCCCCAGAAGCGTACCCAACGAAAACATTGTTATCACCTGTAGTCAAAGCCGTACCTGCTTCATCGCCAACTGTTACGTTGTAGTTACCACCACTTGCAATGCTGTTACCTGCGTTGACACCTGCTATGTAGTTTGATGTTCCAGCCGTTACTGTTGATTGAGTTCCGCTAATGATCCAACTGTTAGCCGATTCATCCCATAGGGCATATTTGCCAGCAGTAGCACCAAAGAATTTAACGTCATAACCCGTATCGTCTACGCCTACTGTTACTGTTCCTTGGTTGGATAACGCACCAGCATTGGTTAATGCTGCGGTTTTAGTTGTTCCTGCTAAGTTTACATCCGTTAATACGTCATAAACCACACCACCAGAACCACCTCCGTCAGTGGCTATAAATTTTGTTTCTCCTGCTAGTATTGCTACGTTAGCTCCACTACCGCAAGTAAATGTAAGTGTGTATGAAGTGGCATTTTCCATCATCCATACTTTAGAGACTGTGTTAGGTAACAGCGTTACAGTACACGCTTGACCACCGCCAGTCAGTTTAAGGTACATGGCTCTGTCGGAATCAGAAGCTCCGTCTGCTATAGTAATGTTGTCGGTTGAAGCGTTAGCTATGGCTCTAGTGCCATAACCAAGAGCTTGTCCAATCAACTCTAAATTCGTATTTGTAGTCGTTCCCCAAGTTCCACTGGCATCACCAGTAGCCATTTCATTAAGTCTTAGGTTATTAACGTATGTACTAGCCATTTATTTTCCTCGTGTAAAAATTATATATTATTAAGCAACTTCACTCCAGTCAGGAGATTGAGTTGTAGAAATTGTTGAGTAATTTGCAGATTGAGTTGTAGAAATTGTTGAGTAATTTGGTGTTTGTGAATCATCTATCAAAACCCAAACTAAAAGATCAGTAATTCTACCTATACCTTCTACTCCTGTAGGATAGATATTTGCGTGGGCTGTTGTACTAAGACTTCCTACTGATCCTGTTGCTGTTCCTAGTGTAACTGGAATTATATTTTCTGTGAATATCGTTAGGCTTGATATTGATCCTGTTCCTGCAACAGTTGTAGGATACATATTTGCATCACCTGTTACAGTTTCATCACCTAAAGCTACAGTAGATGCACTACCTGAAACACCAGTTATTGCAAATCCAGCAGCTAAAATAGTTCCTAAAGCACTTGTTCCAGCTAATCCTGTTTCTGTTACGTTGGCATCTCCGCTTACAGATTCAGTACCTAATGTGGTTGTTCCAGCTAATCCAGTGACAGATACATTAGCTACACCAGTAACTGTTTCATTTCCTACTGCACCTGTACCTGCAACTCCTGTTTCTGCTACATTAGCAGTACCAGTTACAGTCAAAGAGCTTAATGCTGTAGTTCCAGCAAGCCCTGTTAGTGCAATAGAGTTTTCTTCACCCCAAGTATCAGAACCCCACGTTCCTCTACCCCAACCTGTTACATTAGCCATTGGCTAACTCCTTTACGCTATTCTAATTACAGCGTTAGAAGCATCTGCGGTAGGAAATGTAATGGTAAATGATCCTGCTGTAGATGTTTTATCTGCACCAAAATCGAATACAGCTACTGCTGGGTCGCCTGAAGCTGAATCATTAAAGATCATACAACCTCTTGCAGTTATAGTTGCTGTGCCAAAAGTTAAATCAGCAAAGTCTGTAAATGCAGTTGTACCTGAAGTAGTAGGGTCTACTCGTGTTAAAGAGTTACCTTTAGCTGTGTAGTTAGTTCCACTAGCTTCTTGCGAAGTTGAATACGCAGTAGTAGCAGCACTCATAGTTGCACTACTTGTATATAGTGCTAATCTAAATGTGTTACCACCTGAGTTTTTAAAATTATGGACACCTTCTAAAAGTTCTTTTTTAAAAGACGTACACATTGCTTGAGTAATAGCCATTACAGCCTCCTTATTATATTTGCTAGGTCTTTATGACCTTGTTTTTCTAATTCATTGCATATAGTACAAGTATGGTTTTTTATTCCTTCTTGTATGTAATGTGCAACAACCATTTTAGTTCTTGCTTTAAAAGCATGAGCTTGTGCTTTTATTTCTACAGGAGCAGTATCACTTATAGAAATTAGTTTATTAGTAGCCATTTCAGCTACTTCTTCAATAGTATGACCTCTATTAGAAGTAGTTTGTACTCCTAAATCACCTATAGAAATTTCAAATTTATCTGTTTGCATTAATATTCTTTTGGCTCAACTGGTTTTAAGTCCTTTCTACCTATTATACCTATTGGTTTTTTTATTTCAGCTTGTTGCATATCAGACCATTTACAGACATTTATATTGCCATAATTATCTTGAAAAGTAACTTGAGGGTTATCTAGTCTATGATACCCATATAATTTATTTTTTGTGTCTACATCTGTATCTAAAAGAGATGATCGTGGTGCTATTCCCACTTTTATACCTTGATTAATACATTTTCCTATCCAAAATTCTACACATCCTCTTCCTGCTTCTGCAAAGTGCATATTAGTTTGGTAAGTAAAATCTACACCAAAAATAGATATTTGTTTTACTTTACTCCATAAAGCATAAGCTATTGCATAAGCTACTGTATTATTTAAATAAGCACTTTCAGAATATTTAACTATTTGTTTTAAAGGATATTCTTCTACAGCAGGTACTCTTTCATCTAATTCACAAGAATAAATAGGATAATCAACTAATGGCAATTTATTTCTCATCATTGGGGTCATTGTTCCAGCATCTTCGGTATCAAGAAAACGACTCATTGGGTCTAATATAAATGCTCTGTCAATGTTAGGTAAAACTCCTATCATGGCATTTATAGCCCATATTTCATCAAAAAATATACTGTGTGTTTGAGCTAAATGAAAATCTAATTGACTTTGACCCATAGCAACTATTGCAATATTTTTGCCTTCTAGTTTTTTAATAGGGTCATTAGACATTTATTTTTCTTTGTCCATCCCTGTATGCGTCTTTACGATTATAACCATCTGATTCTAATGTTAATCGTTGCAATGCTTCTTGAAATCTTTTTTCATAATTCATCATTAAATCAGGTTCACCTTTCATAAAAGTATATGCTTCTAATAAGCTAGCATAAAGCAATACTTCTGGAGCATTTGTACCTAACCAAGTTGTTCCATCAGAAGCTACTGTAATAGATTGAGGTATATAAAAATAATGTAATTCTGTTGTGTAATTTGAGTTTGGTGTAGGACCAACTATAAAAGTAGTGTCGTCAAATTGTGCATAATGTTTTGGTGTTCCTGTAGTAGAAACAAGAGGATAAGCTTCTCTCATAAAACTTACATCAGTATTTAAAAGATAACTATAATTACTATCGCTATCTAATACAGCTAAAGAATAAGGATATAAATAATCACTAGGAGTTGATAAATATTGGTTACTAGCAGTAAATGTTCCAGTAACATTTTTTCTAAAATTAGGTAACTCTACAGATTTTATTATTCTATCTTCTGCTTGAACGATAAAAGTAGGTAAATTTGAAACAAATGATGTTTCAGTATTTTGCGTATAATCTTGTATAGCTGATTTTAATGTTGTAAATGTCCAACTCATTCTGTACTCACTGTTAATTTACCAATTTCACCTTTAATATCTAAACCCATTGTAGAAGAACCAAATTCTGTCACTCCACCTCCAATAGGATTAAATGAATAATAACTAGTTGAATCTTTTTCTCCTGTATCTATTCTAGGATTATATAAATTTTGTGGGTCAACTACATTTAATTCACCTAGTTTTAATTGAGGTTGGTCTTCGTCTAAACATTCTCTGCAAACACGCAATCCATTTCGCACACCATCGTATATTTCATATTGTAATTCGTTCAGTTTATAACTAAACGCACAACGATCACATTGCCCTAAAGCTTTACTTGCTCTTGCATATGCCATTAATAACCACTCATTGTTAAATCAGGAACAAATCTTATGGATGCTTTTTCTCTGTCTGCTTCACTTACTTCTTCCCATAATTCCATATAGCGTTGTCTTATCATAGGAACTCTTTGTTGAGCTTCTGGTGATTTACAAGCTAAATTATAAGCTAGAGCATAAGTAAGACACGGAAGATATCTTGTAGGAACATCAGCTTCATTACTAGCTACAACACCAACATCTTCTATTCTTTTTACATAATCATATATTAATGAATATGTTTCTTGAGAATCAGGAGTTGACCACAAAACTATTTTTACAGCATTATTATCTTTATCTACATAAAATTGCGTAGGTTTTGATTGTGTTAATTTGTTTGATTGGTGATTGTATTCAGTTCTCGATATACGATTTAATCTTTGGTCAAACTGACTTGAGGTATTACCAGCATTAGTTCTTATAAAAGCATCAACGACATCTAAAGCACTAGCATCTATAGTATAACTACTTGTTCCTGCTGTTAAAGTTGCACTTCCTTGTTCTACTGTCCACAAGTTTAATCCTTTGTTTTGCCATTCTAAAAACACTAAATTTAAAGCTCTTTTAGCTCCACGATAGCTATATCCTGAACGTAACTCTAATCCACAAAGATCATAAGCTTCTTCCATAATATCGCTTATATCTAAATTAAATGTAGTAGTTCCACTTGTAGCCATTATTTTTCCTTTTTAATTCTAGTTATAGTAATACCATTTTTTGTAGTAAATACTACTTTGTTTTTATTAGAAGAAAAATTTTTTTTATTTTTTTCCATTAACATTTCCATCTTCTACGAGCCTGTCTAATTCTAGAGTTAGGATCGTTTTTTGTTTTAGCTGAACTTTTTTTAAGTTGACCTGCTGATCTTGCACAATAAGACTTTCTTCTTTTAGCTGCTTTACTACCTTTTTTAACTTTTCCTGTAACTGCTGTTTTTAACTTAGAACCTGGATTTGCTTTTCTATAAGCTGCAACTCCTTTTTTAGTCATACCAGCACCACTTTTGGTAGAGCGATAATTTGCTCCTTTTCCTTTAGTTGTTTTAGGTATAGGTTTGTCTTTTCTTATTGGCATAACTATTAACTAGTTATTTATTTCTTTTCATAGCGGGTTCATCAGAAGTCTTGCCACCACCAAACATTTCTTTTACATACTCTTTGTATGAAGTAGCTTCTTTACCAACCTCTGTTCCGCCACCTTTATTATAATTAAGTTGACCGCCATTACGATACATTGAACTCATAGGAGCTTTAGGCATCATTGTAGATTTTCCTCCACCCATATATCCAGACATACCTTTATTCTTTTTTTTCAAACCCATATTTTTATTAGGCATATTACCCTCCAATTAATTGAATACTTACAATACTCCGTTTTATCAGAGTATTATAAATATAAATGATACTACTTTTTCTTAGAAGTAGTTTTTTTTGTTGTAGCTTTTTTCTTAGCTGGTGTTTTTTTCTTAGCTGGTGTTTTACCACCAACATAAGCTTCATTAACATCAGGAGTAGATAAGTCATCACCGATAAGTTGTCCTTTATCGTTTCTTGCTCTATCACCATTCATTTCAGCACATTTACGTTCTGCATCTTCTAAATCTGGGTCTGGACCAAATACAGGTCTATATATCCCATTTTTTTCTAATTTAAGAACTTTATATTGTGCTGGAAATTCACCAGTTTCTGAAATTACATATTGTTTAGCCATAATTGCTCCTAGGCATGAAATACAGTCATTGTTAAAAATGTTGATACAGTATATTGAATATAAATTCCATCAATAAATACTACACCTTCATCTGGTATTACTACATCTCGTGTTGCAGTAGCACTAGCAACTGAACTTAATTTCATAAGACTTGTTCCTGTCGGAGAGTCTTCTAAAAAGTCAGTTGTTCCTGCTGTTCCTGTACTTGTTAAATAAATACCTTTTAACCTTGATCTACCAGCAAATATAACATCTGCTGCTGAACCATTTACTCCTGCTGAAACATTACCTGCTGGGTCTCCCACAGCAGTTATTGAAGCAATAGTTAAAAAGTAAACCGCTCCAGTAGCTGTTCCTGCATTAGCACCTGTTATGGACTCTGTTTGAGAATCCCCATCAACATCAGTACCAACTACAGTAAACGATATGCCAGAATCATCCCCAGCAGAAAGAATAGTAACTATTCTTCCATGACTGAGTGTAACAGAACCGCCAGAAGCCAACGCACCACCTATTACAAGTGCTGCGTTATTTCCAACTGCTGCTGCTACTGATATACCATCGGCATCTAATGCTACTGTATCAGCAGTTATTGTAACTGCTTTAACATCTGATCTTCCTGACATAAATTACTCCCTTACTCGAATGGAGTTGCTAAAGTACCATCCCCGTGTAGGAATGCTTCACAATGCCATACTGCTGCTGAGGTTGCTTTTAAACGAATTATTCCGCCTACTGCCCAACCCTGTGCTGCTGACCCTAAATCAATAGTGTCATCATCACTAGCATCAGGAATAAAAGTATTTGTATCTCCTGCGGTTGCTGGATCAAATATTTGTGCAAATCCAGAGAATAAATCACTGGAATTGTCTGTATTAATTTGTCCTGCACCTGTAAAAGTTGTACCCACTATAAAAGTGTAATTTAAACCTGCTGCTGCGGTAGGTAGTGTTACTACAATACCTGCTGCTCTGTTTAAAGTGTAAACAGTACCTGAGTCGGTTGACTCAACGCTGTGTGTAGCACTTGTAATGCTACTGATATTAGAATAAGCAGAAACATAACCTGTTGTGGTTATATTACCGCTTGAATCAACATCAAGATTTGTGGTTACTGCACCTGTTGAGGAAGCTATTGAAATTTGTTCAAAACCACCTTCGGACCTGACTGGTCCATTAAAAGTTGTATTAGCCATTATTAAGTCTCCTTAATTAATCTATTGTCTTGGCAAAGTCTGCTAGGGCAGTCAATAGAAATTAATAAAATCCCTAGAAAAAAAAGGGGCAACATAGTCACCCCTCTCATTTTAGTTCTTACGAACTACCTGGTGATCCATAGATACCAAGTGGATCAGATACTCCAAAAGAATATCTTTCTCTAGCTTTGTATCTAACATTACCAGTTTCAAAGTCACCATCCATTGCAGTAGTCATAGGACTTCTAACAAAATGTTTCATGCCATCAGGTACGTCAGTAGTGATGAAGAAAGCATTAGTATCAGTTAAATAATGATTAACTGAATAACCTTCTGGAATCACTCCATTAGTTTTGATTGCGTTGACATCATTGTCAGCAGAACCGACTTTATAGTCACTTTGCAATAGTCTAGTAGCAACAAACTGAAGATCAGATGGTACTATTAGTTTTCTTGCTCTAGCTGCAATTTTAAGACCTCTTTCATCGGTGTATTTTCCAATTTGAATAATCGCATCTTCTAAAGATGTTTCATTCAAGTCAGCACCTGCAGAAGGTCTGTTGCTGTTAGTGCCACCACTTACAAGTGGGTGAGCTGTGCTAAATAAAGCGACACCATCACCTGAAGAAAAAGTTGTGCTGAATCCATTATTAAGTGGATATGCACCTTTAACTTGTTTTGTGTAAGCCATTGCACGAGCCAACGCTTTAGTATATCTACCAGAGAGAGAAACGTAGAGGTTATCCTCCATTGCTTCTTCTGTGATTGAATAGCCCATAGCTATTGTTTCGTGTGTGTAACGAGCCACAAAAGATTCTTGAGCGGTATCATAACTGATAGTCGATCCTTCATCTTTTACTGGTGCTGCACCGAAGCCAGATAGTTTCAGTTCTTCCTCAAATGATCTTTCGGAATTTTCTGAAACATAAATTTCTTCATGCTCGTTTTCGTAATTAGCGTATTCTTCTCCAAACAGGGCATTAAGTCCTGGTAGGAGTTGTTTTAGCTCATTTGCTCTTGATATAGCTGCCATAATTTACTCCTTAACCTATTCCTGTTGTGTTGAGCAGTTGATGCCCTACGTTAAACATTACGAGTACATCAGTATAGGTATCGCCAACTGCACTATCAGGTCCATCAACAAAGTCGATGAGCTTTAGTGGTAGTGTGGCGGTAGTATTTGCTGAACTCCCGTCTACTGAATTTTTGCTGTTACCAATAGTTGTAGTACCTGCTGTTTGCACAATAGCAAAATTCTTGCCCAAGTCATCTTGTCCAAGAGTTTCGTCACCTTGCATTTGCATTATTACAAAAGGGTCGGTAGCAACATAAGCAACAATATCATCCGCAGCCGTTGAAGCTGGGAAATATTGATTTGGTGTGAATTGACCAGTTGTAGGGTCAGTGTAAGCACAACCAAGGAAAATTCCAATAGGTGTTAGAGTCGCAGTACCAGTATCTTTTTGAATAGTGGTTCCAGGATTATCATCACCCCACTTTACAACATCGCCATAGAATATGCTTGTAGCATACGCATTTTTAATTTTGTAATGTGTAACTTTACCTTGATAAGGACTTCCAACGACTGTACCAATAGGTCTGCTCCCATAGGGAGCTGCTGTTGTTGACATAATTGTCTCCTTAAAATTTAATTAATTATTAAAGATTCCTAAGAATCTTTGCCAAAAGAAGTTCTCGATTTGCGTTCAAACACTTGTTTGGTCGCCATTCGATTATCTTGATCTTTAAAATATACATTGTCTACAGAATCTAATTGAGATTTAGCAAGTTCTTCAAAGTGCTTATCTCTAGCTTTCGCTTTTTCCGCAGGCATTTTACATAATAATTGACCGCCAATTTCTATATTTCCTTTTTTTGCCCATTCTGATCCGTGGTCCATCATGTGTATTTGAAGTTCTGGATGATCTTGTAGTTCACATGGAATCCACCCTTCACGAAAACGTCTTGATACATTAGGATTATCAGCTTGACCTAATAAGGCTGTTCTGATGTACCTATATACCCAGCCTTCCTGTGGGTTAGGTGTTGGTAAATTAGCAGCATTTTCCCAGCTATGTTCATGCTGAGTAGCTTCTCGGCTATCTGTCTCTCTAGGAGTACGCTCTTGGTCTGTAGGAGTATCAGTTGAAACTTCCTCAATATTGTTATTTTCTTCTGACATTTAACTCTCCCTTAATAATTGATTTGCGTATTGCTCAGGACTTATACCAAGTTGGCGAGCTAGCTTAACTTGTGTCTGAGTAAGACGGATTTGCGTGGGTTTTTTGTTTCCGCTATCCCTCGTTGCGGATGCAACAACTGTTGAAGGTTGTCGTTTTGGTGTTTCTCCTTGAAGCATTTCTGTTTCATTTGTAGAAGTAACACCGAAAAAAGTAGGAAATTGTAGCTTCATAGCACTATCAACTTCATTATAATATTCTTGTGATTTACTAGCTGGGTCTACACCTTTAGCTTGTAAACTTTGATCTAAATACATTGCATAAGAAGTCATTTCTTTATGCACAGGTTCACTTCCCATAAACCAAGGATTTTTTTGTGCCCATACTTGCATTTCAGGATCAACTTGTGGTTCTTGTAAAATAGGTGCTTGTTGAGGCATGTTAGCTGCAATTTGGCTCTGTACAGTTTGTGCCATACTAGAAGACTGTTGTTCTGCTAAGGTTGCTTTAGACAATAATTCTTGTGCTTTGCTCATTTCATCAGCATTGCCTTCTTCATAAGCTTTCTTAAAAGCTTCTGTAGCATTTTGTTTTGCCCACAAAGCATTGTTATGTGCTTGTTTATTTAATACTTGACCGCCTTGATCAATCATTGTCTGTAATTTTTGATTTTCAGACATTAAAGTTTGCAATCTAGCTACGGCTTCTTTAGATTCTCTTGAAGCAGCTTCTTTGGCTCTGCGTTCTTCATGGTATTCGTATTTAATTTTTGCTATACGATCACCAGCCTTTTTACTGTAATCCGATATTTCTTTATCTACAGCTTCATCATCAACTTCAGGTGATGTGTCTTCTGCTTTTTTTGGTCTGCGATCTTCTTCAGGAGTGTCATCTATTATTTCAACTTCTAATCCTTCTGGAATTTCATTATTAATTTCTGTTGTTTGACCAAAAAATTTATCCTCTTGTGACTGTGGTACAGTTTGTGGGATATTAGGTTCTTCGTTTATTATTTCTGTTTCACTCATGCTCTAACTACTCCTGTTGGATCGTCAACTACTGCTTCCACAGTATCGTCATTAATTAAGCGAAACTCTTGTCCGTACATTTTCATGCGAGTACCTGAATAAGCTCTAAATATTACCCAATC